GAAAAAATATTATGCATGACAAAATAACGCCAAAAATTATTAACTACTCACACATTGCACAAATGGCGTTTAACGTGCCGTTGCTTGCTACTGCTCAACTGGCCGATACAGTCACATCTTTTTTGCAAAGCAAAATTTCAGGCTCTGCTATGGACCAAATCCAAAGCAATCAAGAAATGTCAGCCGGTGAAGTAACCGCTATTGTTTTGGGTAATCCTGCAAATGGTCAAAGCCTAACTGTTATTCCAGTTCACGGCATTTTAGTGCCTCGACGTTTTGCTATAGAAGCTTGCGCTGAAATGATGAGCTACGAATTATTACGCACACAATTAACCATGGCCCTGAATGACGATAGCGTGAATGAAATCGTTTTAGATATCAATTCAGGTGGTGGTAATGCACAAGGTGCGTTTGAAATCGCTGAGTTTATATATCAGTCTCGCAGCATTAAGCCAATTCGTTGTGTTGTAAACTTTAACGCTTTTTCAGGTGCGTATTTAATCGCAGCGGCATGCTCTGAAATTATAGTGTCAGAAACCAGTGGTGTTGGTTCAATTGGTGTTTACACCAAGCGTTTAGATTTAACGCAGCACTACCAAGAGCAAGGCGTAAAAATTCACTCGTTCTATCGCGGTGCACGTAAAATTGACTTTCACCCAGATACCGAACTAAGTGAAGAAGAACGCGCAAATATCGAAACAAACATTGAATCGACTTACCAAAAGTTTATCAATGCTGTTGCAAAGTATCGAAACATTACCGCCGAAGCTGTTATGGCAACAGAGGCTGATTGTTTTGAAGGTCAACAAGGTATTGAATTAGGTTTAGCTGACAGAATGGCATCACCTCAAGATGCAATTAACCAAATATCACAAGCGATATTGACTAACAATCAACCGCAAAGACAACAAAGCATTTCAATCCAAGCTGCGCATTTGCGTATGCAATCAAAACTCTAGCCTCGCGGCAGAGTTAACCACCATAAGGTCGCTATTTAGCGGCCTTTTTTTTGTACTTAAAAAAGGTAAATAACATGCTAAAACGCATTGAAGAACTACGCCGCGATCAGGCGCTAATTGCTGAGAACGTAAAAACTCTAGCAGACAAAGAAAATAAAGGTGAAAGCCTTTCTGTTGAAGAGATCGAAAGCTTCACCAGTATGCAAGCTGAGTTTAACGAATTAGGCGCTAAAATTTCACGCGCTGAGCAATCTGAACAAATGGCTATTGCTTCTGCACAGCCTGTAACTTCAACTATTGCAACACCTGCTATTCACGTTAAGCAAGTAGCTGCTAATTACCCAGGTGCGAAATTAGCACGCTTTGCAATGTCGATTGCAGCAGCTGAGAACAACATGGCTGATGCGGCAAAGTTCGCTGAAAATGAAATCGGCGATAAAGAAGTGGCACTGGCTATTTCAACCGCGTCAAACTCAGGTGGTGCATTAGTGCCTGAAACTATCGCTAATGAAATCATCGAATTGTTACGCCCTCGTTCAGTGGTTCGTCAACTTGGCGCAAGCATGGTGCCATTAACTAATGGTAACTTAACCATCCCACGCTTAAGTGGTGGTGCATCAAGTAACTACAAAGGCGAAAATGACGCGCAAAATGCTGAAAACCCAACGGTTGACGATGTTAAGTTGTCAGCGAAAACGCAAATGTCAGTTGTACCAATGTCGAATGAATTAATCGGTAAAGCAGGCTTTCGTGTTGAAACTATCTTCTTAAACGACATGATCAGCGCTGTGTCAAATCGTCAAGATAAAGCATTTTTACGTGACGATGGTACAAACGACACACCAACCGGCTTTAAAAAGGTTGCTACTGATGCAGGTCGCACCCAAGCGTTTTCTGGTACTGCAGACTTAGCCACAATTGACGCTTATCTTGATACGTTAGTGCTTGGCTTAATGGAATCAGACTCAAGCATGATCATGGCTGGTTGGGCAATGTCTCCGCGCTCATACATGAAACTGCAAGGTTTGCGTGATGGTAACGGCAACAAAGCTTATCCTGAAATCGCAACGGGCTTCTTAAAAGGTTGGCCAATTAAGCACACTACTAACATTCCAGTGAATTTAGGTTCAGGTACTAATGAATCAGAGATTTACTTCGCTGATTGGAATGATGTGATCATTGGTGAAACTGACGTTTACACTATCGACTTTAGTCGTGAAGCAACTTACAACGACTCAACCGGTGCTTTAGTCTCAGCATACTCACGCAACCAATCAGTATTGCGTGTTGTTACAGGTAATGATGTTGGTTTCCGTCATTTAGAAGGTCTTCAATTAGGTACTGGCGTTACTTGGTAATAGTTGCCCGGTAGTCGTTACTTAATAAATCCTCAATAAATTAATTGCGCCTGTAATGGGCGCAATTTGGAGAACATTGTGAATAAAAAACAATTAATTGCCGCTGTTGTTTTACTGACAGCAGACTTAGGTGTTGAAGCTTCGACTGAAGGTCTTGAAGTTAAAGAGCTTGAAGCGCTGCACGAACAGTTAACTGCACAAAAAGCTGTGCAAGATGAATTAGGCGAAAAACAAAATTCTGAGCGTTTAGTGCTCGAATTTAAAAAGCCTTATAAGCGTTACAGTAATGGTGATGTTGCAGGCTTTAGCGCCAAAGTTGGTGGCGATATTTTAAAGCTTAAGCCAGCTGTTGCGGTTGAGTATGTAGAGAAAAAAACCGAAAAGTCAGCTGATTAACAGTAGGTAATAAAATGAATATCGTTAGTGTACCAGAAGCATTAGATCACTTAGGGATAACATGCAGCAATGAAAGCATGCTTATTGAAGGTTTTATTTCTGCAGCGCAAGGTATTATTGAGCAAGAAATTGAACGTGATATTTACCAATCCGTAGAAGATGTGCCAGAGGGTAACACTAACGTTATTATTTTTAATGAACTAACACCATCTAAACAGGCGGCACTGCAAGTTGCTACTAAATTATTGTTATCTTCATTGTACTTGTATCGTGAGTCAACCACCGATTTAAAGTTATCAGAAAACCCTGCTTTTAAAGCCTGTATATCTGGGTTTAGTGGTGTTTACGTTGGCTAGTTCAAAAAAAACGCTCGTTCGACCTGGTGACTTAAAGCACGAGGGTATTATCAGAACTATCACTAGCTACACCGTTGATGGTCAGCCTGAAAAATCAAAAGACGAATTTTATGATCACTTTGGCATCGACAATAAAGTGATCAGTGAAAACGATGCAACAAATAACACAGGTAACAAAAGAACCGTGAATTTGTTTACGCATTACGATCCAAGGCTTGAAAACGACCAAGTAATATTTATTTTCAACAAGCTTTTTTCTATCGGCCAGTTAGACAATGTTGATTTTGCTAACCGCCGCTTGAATTTAGTTATTACCGAACTATAAGGTCCAGTAATGATATCGCATAGTACACAAATTAAAGGTTTAGCTGAATTAGATAAAGCTTTAGCTTCGCTTGGTGCTGTTGCTGGTAGTCGTGCTTTAGTCGCTGCGCTAAAAGATGCAGCAGAGCCTGTGCATACTCACATGGTTGCAAATGCGCCAGAAAACGAAGGCGCACTTAAAGCAGGTATTAAAAAGCGGGCTAAAAAGGGTAAAGGCAACGGGAAAACCAGTGCAACCGTTAGTGTTGGCACCCATAAAAAGAACTTTCACGCGGCTATTGCTGCCGAGTTCGGTACTGAAAAACAAACAGCAAAGCCATTTATTCGTTTTGCATTGTCAAAAAACTGGCAAAAATCATCATCTATTTTCGGTTACGCCTTAAAAAAACGTATACAACAACAAGCCAAGCGCTTAGCCAAAATACCAAAGTAACGGCAATTAAGGGTTTTTCATGATCGAATTAATATTATGTCAATGGTTGCGAGATAGCGCAGCCGTTACCGCAGCTGTGCCTAATATATTCGCCATTACGTTACCAAAAAATTTATTGTATCCATCAGTGAGAATATCAACGCTAAATAATGATATAGAGCAAACCTTTGGCGGTGTAACTGGTGATGAACTTGCGAACATTCAAATAGACTACTGGGCAGCTTCCACCAATGAGATAGCAAAAATTAAAAAAGCACTAGTTACTTTTTTAAACAGCTTAACCGATAACGAGCCTAGCGTTTATTGCATAAGCAACTTACGCGAACAACCCAGTTACGAAGAAAAAACCCATATATTTAAACAAACCCTCGAACTAACCCTAAGTTATAAGGAATTGTCATGAAAGGCGATAAAGCAAAATTACTACGCGGTGATGGTGCCGACCCAGAAGTATTTACAGAAGTTGCTGAAATTTTAGAATTTGGCGATATAAAAATATCACGCGACATGTCAGTGATCCCTCCTACGTTTGGATCTGATGGTTACGAAGGTGCGCATGCAGGTGCGAAAAAAATCGACCCTGTTGATTTTAAAGTTAGATACGATAAAAGCCAAGAAACTGCAGCGTTAATCAATGCAGATTTTGACAGTGAAGAACCCGTTAACTATCAAATTCACTGGCCAGACAATCCACAAACCAAAAAACAACTAGCTTTATTTGTTAGTGGTATAACCATGACCACGCCACAGTATGAAGACGTTACAGAGACGTTTTCTTTTCAACCGCATGGCAAAGCCATTAACGTAGCGTAGACCCCTAATGAAACAAGAAAAAATTAAACCATTAAACTCTGCGCAAGAATTGCTTGCGCATATAGGACTAAAAACCAAGGCATTGCATTTGTTCGGTGCCATGATCAACGTTAAGCAGTGGACCGCAAGCCAGCGCATAAAATACATGAGCATGATCTCGAACACTGAAGCGTCAATTGATGACGAACTAGCCTTAGTTGCTCCGCAGTGTGCGATTGTCGCACTTTCGATGGTTGATGATCATGGTTTACCGTTGTTCCCTTCAAGGTGGGAAAACGGCGCTGCTGTTTTTGAAGATCCTGAAAGCGTTAAAATGCTAATGGATAATCGCCTTGAGGAAACGTCAAAAGCGTTTGTTGAAATATCAAAATTCAACGGGGTGCTTTTTTCATCAACCGAAGATGAAGACGACCCAGAGGAAACTGCAGCAAAAAACTAAAGGCGCAGCCTGAGCGATTATTTGCAATGCAACTCGCTTTGGCTGCGGGCCGATTAGACGTTGATCAAATGCTCGATGAAATGTCGAGTAATCAATTCAGCGAATGGCAAGCTTTTTATCGTGTTAACCCTTTTGGTGCTGGTGCTGAAACTCGACGCTTCGCCATGCAACAAGCACACATTGTAAACAGCCCGCACTTTTCAACTAAAGAAATCCGTAAACCTGAAGATTTTATGCCAGTTTTTAAAGTGAAAGAACAAAGCATAGAGCAGCAAATATCAATGTTTAACCGACTTTGTTAATACTCATTCAACCCTATAAAGTGAAAAAATTATGTCTGTATTATCAACGT